CAATTGCAATAGACTTGTATTGATATATTTGAAGATTTTTTTCAGCAAATTGATTGTCTTCTTGAGTGTTTTTAGCTTTCATCTCAAGCTGTGCGTCAGAGAGCTTTTTGGCAGCGTCTAACTGAAGCATCTGTATTTCATTGGCGCTTTGTTTGGCAACTGCAAATTGTGCTTCTGCTTCTGCTTTTGCCAGTTCTGCGGCCTTGGCTATACCCATAGGCCCATACTTGTCTTCTTTGCGAATGTCATCTGCATTTTTTGCTGCGGCTTTAGCTCTTGCTTTTGCAGCCTCGTCTTCCATTAACATAGACTTCAGCAGCAACTTTCTTTGCTCAAGCAATAAATCTAGCTTGGCTTGATTTTCATCTTTTGCTTGCGTCATGCGATTAGTAGGCGCATTCATAGCAGCAGTAGCCAAAGCAATTTCTTTATTTAGCTTCTGTAAATCTTGGCCTTTATCGTCACGACCCCAGCCCATCATGGCATCCCATGCCCCTGAAGCGGCTTTACCAAGCAATTTCCATCCTTCTTCAAAATACCCAAGTTCGCGCCGTGAGGTCTGAAAACTTTGGTTCAGCAAAGTGGATTGCAGCCGTATGGACTCTTGCAACTGACCTTGCTTTTCCAAAGCCTTAATGTTCTTGTATTGCTCAAGCGTCAGGAAATGATATTTGTCATTCAGTTGCTTTGCAGAACTTGCTGTTCCATCTAGCAATGGAATAAGTGTTTCAGCGGCTTTTGCAGCATCAACACCAGCAAGCTTGGAAAAACGCAGAATAACTTCACCAACAGCCTGCATGGATGTATGCGTGTATTTTCCAGTTGCAGCCAATTGCTGCATTAAATCTCTTGCATCTCCAATAGCTACGTTTGTTTTTTCGGAAAGTACATTGCCAAGATTTAACAGGCCAGTATAAGTAACGCCAGCAAAACCACCAGTCAAAGTCATTGCCGATTTGAATTCTTCCAAGTCTTCTTTGGCTTTGTAAAAGGCATACCCGACACCTCCAACAACAGCAGCAACAGAACCAAGGCCAACACTAAATGGAGTGAACAAAGAGCCAATAGCACGGAACATATTGCCCACGCCACCCATCGTGTCCTTCAACTGACCGCCCTGTTGAATGGCTGCAATGAACGGGCTTTGACCAGATGCAATCTGCGTAAAGAAATCAGTGGTCTGATAGGTAAGGTTAATCTTCTGTTGCTCGTTCATCTTAAACTGAGCGCCAGCCATGTTTTTTACTGCGTTAGCTTTTGCGTCATACGCAGCAGCTTCTTTACGCAAAATTTCAATCAAAGATCCTTCAGCACGTTGATACCGTCCAGCTTTAATTTCTCTTTCAACTTGCTCAACTTTTGTTAGCGTCTTGCCGTAATCTTCTGTTGCATAACGCAGAGCAACAATGTCTTTTGCCGCGCTATTTGAGTCACGCTCTACTTGCTTGGTAAAGCCGTGAAAAGTCTCTTTCGCTTTGGAAATCTTGACTTCAAGTTCTGCCGTATCAACGCCAAGAACAATACCAAGTCGAGCAATATTACTTGAAGCCATCATTTTCTCCTTTGCGCTATTTTATTCGCATATGCTGTCAGGAATTGAGCAAAGTTTGTTTTGAAACTGTCTACAACTGACTCAGCGTTTTGCTCAATTGCTCTACGCAAAAATGGTTGTGCTGGAATTTTCTTAGTGCCAAATTCTTGAGCCAAAGATACAGCACTTCGTTTGACAGACACAACTGCAATAGCTGCATCTGTTGGATTGACGTAAATTGACTGGTGATCTCTTTTTGTCGGAATTCTTGCGTCTAATCGAACAGTGTCTCGCAAGTGAATTGGGCTTTTTTCTGTTCGTGGTGAAGGGTCGTATGGCGCTGTGGCCTTGACCTGATCGGCAACGGGCTGCATAGCTACTTTTGCGGCCTTGACAATGGTAGCTCTTGCCGCAGTATCGGCGCGATTGAACTCCATCAATTCAGAAAGTTTCGCCTCAAGGTCTTCCATTCCCTCAACGCGAAACATCCTGTTTTTGCCATCAGGAGTCCAAGTAGCCATACTATTCTTTCAAATAAGCCTCCGAACCCGGTCTAGTAGTCAAGAATGCCATCAACTGCTTGCTGGCTTGCTCTTGCTGTTGTTCCTTTGTCAGCGGCGGGACAATGTATTCGTGCGTTGATGGAAGAACATCTTTCATCGTAAACGGTCTTGTCGTCTTCTGTATTTTCGAGTTTAAGTTGCCTGTGGTCAAGGAACTCAAAGCCAGCAAAATAGCTTTGTTTCCTAACATACCATCCGACAACATAATCTCGATATTCCGCATATCGTCTACAGGAACATCATCAGGACACCCACCATGAGCGTAAACATACGCTCTGGCTTGCAGGTGAATGTCCCAAATTAGTTTTTTCGAGAGTCCTTGTAACCGGGCTGAATAGCCTCAGAAATTTTGGCAAGGACTTCCAACTGAACAGCAGTAGGCCACTCAGCTTCAATGTCTTCATAAGTGATTTCATCAAGCGTTCCATTTACAGGAACTAACAACCTGATGTACTCGACCATTCGGTTTTCCATCTGCAAGATGGTTTGCACCAGTTCTTTGGTAGACCGACCTTCAATAACCACATCGTCCTCCGTCACTACAACACCATCAATAGTGCCAGTGCGGAAAGATGAAGTCATCTTGTCAAAGCGTTTTTGATATTCGGCTTGGTCAAACTTCTCAATGCGATCTTGCATGGCATCAAGCTCTTTTGTCAGCGGAACACGAACCTTGAAGTTGTATCCAGCAAGCTCAAAAGACTTAGTACGCAGATTGGGGATTTCGCCAAAGGCAGATGTAAGTTTTGTCATGGTTTATCGTGTGGCTTTAATGATCTTGTGGTAAATCGACTCATTGACGCTGATGGCGTAATCCACCACCTCGTCAGGAGTCATCTTGTCAGCGTGATTCCTTGCAATGTCGTGTGCAAGGGCAATCGCTGTAATCCTCTGTTGTTGAAACCCAAACCAATTCTTTGAAGAATCGGATTGGGCTACAAGGAAGTTTAGAAGGTCGTTACTGTCTTTTACTATCATGTCTTTTTACTCTGTTGTGTCTGGTGGAACTTCTTCAATGACCACTACGGGAGCAGTCACGTTGTACTTCTTCAGCAAAGCCAAAGCAATGGCTTCTGCTGTGTCAGGTTGCGCTGTAGCTTTTGCAAGCTCGTCAGCGTCAACCACCATGCCACGGGCAACAAGATCAATGTCGCCATAGCTGGTCACGATTGCCTCAATTGCGTCTGAGAGTTTCATCAGTTGTTCGACCAGCCGTACTGGTTGCCCCGTGGATGAATAGTGAATGTGCATTTGGCTTCAGCGCCGGGTGCAGCATCAATTTGGAACTGACCAACACGACCGTTAAACGCATAAGCAATGGTGTTTGTGCCTTCCACTGCTGCGATCACAAAAGTGCGGTCAACAACACCAGAGTAAGCATCAGAACGGATTTGCAACAAGGCTGTATCAGCAGGGTTCCAAGCAGACGTAATGGTCAAACTTGTAGGAGCCGCTTGCACAGGAATCTTGTCGCTTTGACGGGAGCCAGCAACACCGAAACTTGCCACCGCATCATCCATACCAAAGGCAGGGATTGCTTCGACAGGCACAGCAACACCAGATGCGCCAGTGCCGTTGGCTGAAGTGCCAACAATGGTGGTAACTTGAGCAACCCACACAGACAGGTTAGCGGTTGTCAATGGAGTTGGAGTTGCAGCCGATTGCATCCAAAGCGATGCGGCAAAACCGGGAAGAACTTTTGCAGGAATAGTCATGATGACTCCTTATACGTTGTTGGACCAACCGTACTGGTTGCCACGGGGATGGATAGTGAATGTAGCCTTGGCTTCTGCACCGGGAGCGGCATCCACTTGGAACTGGCCTACACGCCCGTTAAAGGCGTAATAAACGATGTTTGCACCCTCGGTAGCCGAGATGATGAAAGTGCGGTCAATCACGCCAGAATAGGCATCAGCACGCATCAACAGCAAGTTGGTGTCAGCAGGATTCCATGCAGCCGTAATGGTCAAGGAAGTGGGAGCAGCCTGAACGGGAATCTTGTCAGATTGACGCGATCCAGCTACAGAGAAACTAGCTACAGCATCGTCCATGCCAAAAGCAGGGATTGCTTCGACAGGAACAATGTTGGCGCTAATAGCAATTGGAGACACGCTTGCAACCAAGGACAACTGTGCAGTAGTCAAAGGAGTAGGTGTGGCTCCGGGCTGTGCGTACAACGCAGCCGTAAAACCGGGGAGAATTTTGTTTGGTAAAGCCATTTTGAGTATCCTTCAAAAGTTGAACAATTGTCTTGTATTACGCAGGAATGTCAATGGTGCAGTCCAAGAAGATTTGCGCCATTTTTTCCTCATCGTTGTAACTGTTATACAGCCACATAACGTCAGCTTTAGAGATGTAAAAGCCTTCTGCTGGACTGCCCAAGATGCCGCTATACCCGTGCAAGGCTTGAAGAATCTGATTTGAGATTGTAAATCCTTCTTCAATCTGCTGAGTAAAGATAGAGATTTGAAATACAGGACGGTCAATGCCTTTGTTGCTTTGCTGTGTCCCCGTATATACAGGCTGATGCACGTTACGCAGCATCCAAGTAATGAACTTGGGCTGAGTTGCAAAGTTACGGTTAAATGCCGCATACACAGGCACTGGCGTGACAATGTTTGCCAGTTGATACTGGATGGCTCTACCGTAAACAACAGGGTTTAATTGTGCTGCCATTAGACCGCCGTAACTGGGTCAGAACGATAGCACAGGAACATGACCGTCATTCGATCATCCGATTCCCGCGCACTGTCAATACGCCAATCTTGCCCACGATATGTAATTGAATAGAGGTTTTGATTTGCCACTATCAATTTCGTGTTTATTGTGTAATTGACTGTGAAATTAATCATGTCTTGATACAGACGATACTTGTCTGCAATTTTGAGGCTGTTTGCCACTGAAGCCACTCTTGCCCGAGTTGCAAACCACAATGCCTGAACAGTCGCAGACTCACCAAACGCCGACTTGGTAAAAGTCAGGTTGTTGATGTTGATGTTTTCAAAACGAGCAATTGCCATTTCACATCACCAGTGGTTTGTAATTGCGTAGCAGCGTTGTAACACCAAAAGGAATGTCTTTTAACTTTGTTTCTGTCGCATTTGCACGATTGTTGTACAAGTGCGTGAGCAACAACAGACCTGCTTGCTTGATGACAGGGTAAGCAGCCAAAGGATTGGAAACAGTTGTGTATTGAACAACGATAGGAGCAGTCATCACCGAATTAACATTAGTCGGCAAATTGTTAACAATTACTTTGTTGCCAGAAGCATCGTAGTAATAGCTTGTGCTTGCAAGCGTCTGAAAGACAGGTGGGAACGCATCATTCCAATAGCCAACTGAATTGATTGTGACGCCGGGTTGATTAGTAGCAAAGTTTTGGCTGACTTCAGGCAAATCAAAGCTAATAGGGGACGCCACAAGGCTTTCAGAGCCGTACCAGACACGATAGCTTACCGGGAAGATAGACAACCCTAAGTAATCTTCAATTGCCTGTCTAGTAGCCACTTCAAGACTAGACAAATATGCATCTTGACTTTCGTCTTGAAACAAGTTTAGTTGTTGCGTGATTTCATCAAGGGTCAACCACGCCGTGACACTATCACGCCCAATCTGTTCAACCTTTGCATAGTTAAACGGATTGCGCGTTTGAGCGCCAAAAGGCGCAGCATATTGATAGTTGTCTACGCTCATGGTTTAAACACCTACAAGTCGGATGCCAGCAAACGGGTCACGCACGGTACTTACAAGACGCTTTTCCGCATATAGGGTAATGAAGCCGGGGCTTGTCTGTTCCATTGCCTGAATGGTCATTTCTTCAACGTCAGCAATGCTTACAAAACGAGGCCAGTTAGCCAAATAAATGTTGAAGTTA